CATCCATTCAACTAATGGAATTACACGTTCAATTACTCGAGTAATTACCGGAAGCAGTTTTTCGCCCAGTTGTATGCCTAAGAGTTGAAGTTTACCGAGTAAGGTTGATAAACGACCAGATGTAGATTGCGATTGCTTTTCCATCATGTTAGCAAATACGCCTGTTCCCGTTGTCATTTTTTCAAATGCCTGGTTCATTACATCTGAAGTAATCTCCCCTTTTTCACCCATTTTCATTACTTCTTGCGTAGTAACGCCGTACATTTCTGATAATGTTTGTAAAATGGGTACACCACGCTCTGCCAATTGGTTCAGCTCCTCAGCTTGTAACCTGCCCTTATTCATTGCCTTGGCATATATCTGAGACATCTCGTTCAGAGGAACGCCAGCCCCAGCTGCTACATCTCCGATAGTTTTAAGCGTTCTAGTCATATTTTCAGCCGTAACCTGAGCTGTCAACAAAACTTTGGAAGATCTTAACACCTCTTCGTTTTTGAATGGTGTTATATTTGAAAATTCGTTTAAATCATCAATTAATTTGCTTGCTTTTTTGCCGTCTTTAAGCATCGTTTCAAAAGAAATACGCGTTTGTTCCATTTCCATTCCAGAACTCGCAATTCCTTTAGTTAACCGAAAAAAACCATAGGCTATGGCTGGTCCTGCTAATCGAGATAGTAAGCCTTCTCCTTTTTTAAGCCTGGTAAAAAAGTTATCAGGCGGAAGATTTTCCAGCTTTTGCAGCTTTCGCTGTGTTTTACCAATTTCTCGATTATATTGCTTAATTTCTTTGGTGGAAAAGCTTTTGTTTCTCTTAATTGTGAGCTCGTTCATTCTTGCAGACAATTGATCTATCGACCGAGGGATGGTGTGAATAGACTTGTCAAATTTCACCACTTTTCCGGTTAAATCAGAAATGTTTTTTCCAACCCTCATAAGAGGTGCGGAAAGTAGGTTTCTGAGTTGTAATGAAATTTCGTAGCTCATAATTTTTTTGGTTTTGCCTCCATTTTACGGATGTAAGCTAAATGGGCGAATTTCTCCGCCCATTCATCGTCCGATAATTCGGACACATCCACACCAGAGAAATAATACTGCAACAAATCATCTATTAATCCTATGTAATTCTTTGGTTTATCACGTTGCAAATGACGGCTTAGAACTTTTTTACGGTTGATTCCCCAAGCTCTATCATTGCAATAAGTGGCTCAAGAACACAGAAAAACAGCTTATCATCTGTTTTGATGTCCTCGTCTCCATCAAGCCAACAATTAGTTAATACTACTTCAGCAGCACCAACCGCATCGCCTTCACGTAAAAACATTAACGCAGAGCGTAGTACTTTTCGGTCAGGTGTCTTTAGAAAACAATGCTTTTCGAATTGTTTAATTTCAATTAACGTAACTTCTTTGTGTTTTACCTTGAGCTTTTTGGCTTTTTCTTCAAGCTGCTTGGCTTTTTCTTCAGGATTTTGTGTTGTTTGTTTTTTCTCTGCCATGTTGTGGATTTTTAATGGTTATACATTCTCTTTAAGATCAATTGCCAAAAACGGCATCGTAATCTCTTCAAACTTGTCGTTTTGGTTCATTCCCTTAGGTACGTTCGTAAACTCAGCCCCAACTACAATATCTGTTTGGATTGGAGTTGTAGCAACTTCGGGAATATAAGTAACAATGATGTCAACAGGCATATCCTTCAAAGAAGAATAGCCTGCTTGCTTAGCCGCTTCATTCAAGGCTACAGCTTCCGAACGAAGCAGTCGTAATTCTCCGGTTACAGTTTCGTTTCCAGACTGAATGCTTAAGGTTTTTTTACCGGCAGCATGCAAAGCCTCTTTTTCTGTGGCTGATTCATAGGTGCAACCTCTACAGCCTGCAAGTGTTCTGCCTAATATTGTAACCGTTTGGTTTTTCCATGCAAATTCTTTTGCCATAATTATCTGTTTTTTTGGGTTAATTAAGAGTTAAGTGCCGGATTAAGGTAGCCCAAATTAATTTCAATCTGCTTTCCGTATCCAACAGGGATAATCAGAATCGTCATCGTAAGCTCACCTGTTGCAATCACATTCTGATCAGTTGGCACGCTTACCGACACTGATGATATTTCTCCGGTCATTTGAGCCTCGATAGCATTGGTAACATTTTGTTGATAGTTTTTAGCCACGCCAGGAACAATATTGCCTGCAGTGTCCACGGGTATTTCATCAAGAACCTCCTCAGTCATAACCTGATTAGCAATTATAATCGCTTTGTCAATGACTCTTCCCCTTGCAAATGAAGAATAATCGTCAGTGTTCGATGTGGCCATGGGATCATCTGTGAAGAAATACCCGGCTTTACCTTGCCACGTTCTCAGACTCACATAGCCTTTATCGTGTATGGCAGAAATATCAATGTTTCCTGTATCTTCTACCGTAGAAGCTCCAATGTAAGCTTCAGTAATGTTAAGTGCACCGCTTTTGACACGTCCAGGGTTTCTCATCACAGGGTCTGCCGCATATCTGCCAAGCAGTAATCCAACGCTACAACTAGTGTCATCCTTAGTTCCACCGATTAAAATTTGACAGCGATTTTTATCTTCTGTTTTTAAGTCGCGCAAATCTCCTGGCACTTCAGTATATGCTCTTCCCTCAACTATCGCTCTAATCGGTTGCTTATTTGTGGCAGCTGTCTCTAGTGCTGCTTGCAAATCAACTAAAGCAGTTAAAACATCACCGTCTAAGCCTTCTGTCGTAACTGGTGTATAACCAACATCCGGTGTTCTTGACAACGCTATTATTTTTACATCAGAGGCTGCCTCAATAAAGGAAGCTACTCTTGTACCAGCAACATCTTCCATAGTCTCAGTCGGAGATGTTAACATTATGTACAAAGGTGTTCCTGCAGGGGCAGCTTTATAAAACTCATAGATATGCCTGTGCGCATCTACGCTATTCGCTGTGTCATAAGCTTCATTGATTCCTAAGTCAAGAGCATCGTCATAACTAGTCAGTTTCACAACCTCATTAACTGCAATTTTAGTCGGGATAGCTACCCCTGACATAATTAATCCTGACACGCCATCGTTTAAGGCGTCTTGTGCGCCAATAGCGCCGTTTAATACGTTTATTATAGTTTTCGGAAGTGCCATAATTGTATTTTTTTTGTGATAAAAATTGTTACTATAATCCAAAAACCAAGCGCACTAGCATATATTAACCATACTATAGTTTGAACAAAGCTGTTTTTCGTTTTGGGCTGCTCTTTTTCGTGCACTTGGTTGTCTCTATATAAATAATGAGTTTTTTTGTATTGAGAATAAACAGCAAAAGAATCAAGCTCACAATCGGCTGTAAGATAGTTGTCTTTAATGATTACGAGCGGAGCTTGTAAATTTTTCCCTGCAGATAAAGCTGTTATTTGTTTGATATAAACTTGCCCTAAAGAGTCGCATTCCAACAATGCCTTTATGCTTGAGCTATCAGCTTGTACCGGAACTTTAATAGCCTCATATACAATTGAGTCTTTAGTTACAGTCTTTTCTTGCACAATGTATTCAACTTTACGACAAGAGCTAAGCGTAACTAATATAAACAACAATATGTAACTAGCGATTCTCATTTGCATATTTTTTTAAACCTGTTACTATTGCAGCGTTAAACTGCTTTCTGTGATAATCAGACACAATTAATTGACAGTCGGTATAGGTTGTCATAAATCCGTATTCAATTAATATAGCCGGACACCAAGAATACACAAGAATAGCAAAATTAGCCTCTCTCACATAAACGGGAATCTCAAACACTTTATCCAGTTCAATAGCAATATAGTTGGCCATAAGATCTGATGTTGTCTGTCCTTTTGACGTGAAAAGAATAATTGAACTTGCGCCCCCAGTACTCGATGAATACCACCCAGACAAACCCTCAGCATCTGTATAGTCAACCCGTTTGCCCTGAGTTGATTGCGCATTATGATGCAATGAGAGTAAGATTGTACGTCTATCAGCATTGTACACACGATTAGCACGCATGTACCTCTCTCTTAAACTTATATCTTCGGGCTCAGGATTAAGCAGCTGGGCGTCAATGTCTGCCACTGATAACTGTGCATATAAATCGCAAGCTAATAACTTAGTAGATACACCTTCATATATTTTAAGGCTATCAGCCCATTCCGGGCTTTGTTTCCCAGGTGTTAAATACTGAAGGTTAAGTACAGAGCTATGTCCTGCGTCTAATAGAATTCTTAGTTGCGAGTCTTCACGATGTTTAAGATGCTTAAAAGGATTGCCAACAGAAGCGGTATAATACATAACACTTGTAGTTGATGCAAGCATCAACACAAATAATATTACCAGTTTCGTTAAAATCCTTTTAAACATTATTTAAAGACTTAAGTTTATATCCAATTTTTAATGGCGTCAAGGTGATCTTGTTTAGATTTTCCTTTGACGTCAATTTCTAGTGTTTTCGCAATTAACAAAAGGTTTTCATAGGTCTCTTCTACATAACTTCCATCCCCTATTGCCTGCTTACATACTTCAGCTTTAGTAAAGTCTTTTTCATCAGATTGCTTGTGCTTTTCGCCCTTGGTATAGGTCTTATATTCTAATTTTTTACCAGCTTTTCTGTTAAGCTCTGCCTGATGATTGGCAGCGTGCGATTCCTTAAGGAAAGGCGTATTGTCTGTTGTTACATATACCTTGTCTGCCTTAGGGTTTGCCTTAAAAATATTTTCAATTTTCTTCATTGTACTTATATTAAATTAATAATTATACTTACTCCTATGCTAGCTATAGAGCTAACTGCAACTGCAATTAATGCAACCTTGGTTTTCAAAACGGCCATCTCGACCTTAATTTCTGTGCCTTCTTTTTCCCGCTCTGTCATTCTTTGTTTCATGTCTTTCATATCGTTGACAAGGATGATCAAGAGTTCTCGTTGAGACAACTTATTAAGGTCGAGGCGTTCGTTCTGTTCCATATTATGCTGCGTCTGCAATGATTAATCCTACACCTGCGTTATCTGTACGACGTGCTCGTCCACCCATTCTTACCAAGAAAGAATATATGTCGCCATAGTTTTGAGGATCCTGTAAACTTTCAAACATGTTCACAGTTCCCATCGCACGCTCTACCATACTTTTCTGCCAGAACAGTGCTGCTTGATTGTCAGTAATAGCTGAGGCAGCTTCAGGCAACTTCACAACATCAGAAGCATCTGTAATCAATACCTGAGAGCGTTCCATTATATAAAAGCCATAAAGTTTAGTAATCACACCTTCAGGAAGGTTTACAACATCCTTGTAGTAATATTTATCTTTCAAATCGATTCTAAGTTGGTTAGCCATGTGGTCGGGCAACAACAGATATCTATCAGCCTTAGGCACTTTATCGTTGTTTAGTCGCACTTGAGCAGCGCGCAAATCAGCCTCAGTAAACGCTAATCGCGTTCCTGTTGCACCTGGAGCGCCTGCAGTTGATGCCGCACCTGTTGTTTTCAGTTTTCTTGTAGCATCTACGTTTTCCGACCAGCGATACAACATATTGTCAGCGGCAACTTCTTTCAGATTTGCCATGTTTTCACTGATAACGCTTTGTGATTTGTCGTAGCTTGTTTCTACCTCCTCTGTATTTGGTATTCTCACAGGGTCAGTTGTGTACTCGTCTAGCACATAGTTAACGTCTGTATCGCCACGACTAACGATTGTAGCAGGCAAACTTGACCTGTTTCTTTCTACACTTGCTGGACCGCCTGATTGCGGGATATGAACTACAGCCCCGTTCAAGACGTATTCATCGGCATTGAAAGCATACTTCAAAAACTCGTTGTCTTTAAATAGCTCTTCAATAATGTCTGGACGCCAGACTTCAACATTCACACCCATTAACAAGGTGGACTTAGTGTTTTTAGGAATCATTGAGACTCCAAAATAAGCAGCTCCTACTACCGGAGTTGCAACAGCCGAAATGAAAAAGGCTAAAATAAAGTTAAGTAATAATGCATGTAATTTCATTTGTCTTCTTTTTATGTTTATACTAAATTAGTTTGCGGTTTAATTATGGTTGCGTTACGTATGTTTTAGTGTTAATAAGTTCTATTAGTCTTACGATTGTTGATTAATTCAGCGTATCGCTCTTTATCTTCCTTTTTAATTCTTGAAAGCTCAACGGGGTCATTTTTTCGATACCAATCAAAATCTTTTTCTTCCCCATCTTTTTTATCTTTGTCAAGCTCTTGCTGCAAAGAAACTACTTGAGGCTTCATGGCCTCTAATTGTTCTTTGCAAAATGCAAAATCACGAGCTGCCAAATCAATGAATTTTTGTTTTTCCTCTTTTTTAATTTTGCCAGAGGAAATGGCCAACGATACAACGGCTTCGTTTCTTTCTTTTTCAAGCTCTGTGATTTGAGTTTTGTACCCATCAATCTTAGCCTCAAAGTTGTCTCGTTCAAGCTTTATGGCTTGTACTTTACCTAAAACATCAGTTTCGGGTGTTTTTTGATCAATGCCCAAAGCAAGGGCAATAGTTTTGGAAAATTCCATGTTTTCTGTTTTTTTGTTTAACTTAAGTTTATTTATGTCAAATTCTTTGTCATCTCTTGACAAACGAACTGCTCGTTGATTACCTGGTAAATCTACCAAGGAAACTTCTAGTAATACAGACTTTGTTACGGTAGCTGCCGTTTGCCCTGGGAGCATTTCGTCAGCCTCTTCAGACCACTCTATCGGATCAGCCTTAAGCGATACAGCATTAAGTATGCCTTGAGCCACCTTGAGTTCCAGCTCCTGTGCAAAATCATCAAACTGATCAAACACTAAATCTCCAATTAAACGATTTTGGTCTTTTCTAACATTCTCCCAAAAACCAATTGCAGTTACCTGCATTTTATTTTCTTCTCCCCACCTTTGATGCTTGTAAAGTGCAATTGGATTTTTCTCGAAAGAAGACAAATCTATGCCGGCTGTTTTAATCCTAAAGCCAAATACATTAACGCCATCATCAGTGATAATGAATGGCCAACGCTTTGCGTTTTTTACAGCGTTTTCGATTTCTTCGTTAGTTGGTCTGCTTTTCGTTGTCATACGTTAGTTTGTCTGCATTTCGTTGTCATAATTGAAAGCAAAACAAATACAAACGCATTAATTCTACAAGATTGCCTCCAACGCTTGGATGAATTTGTGGTTTTACAATTCTTTGCTTCTATTTTTGCCTTAAAAAGGCAAAAATATATGACTCTTAAAGAGAAAAAAGAAATAGCAAAGCTCCTATATCTCAAAGACAATAAGTCAGGCACTGAAATAGCTGAATTTGTCGGAGTATCCGTGCAGACAGTAAGCAATTGGACCACCAAAGGCGGATGGAAAAAATTGAAAGCTTCGTACATCGCTACAAAAGACCAACAGCTTATGCGAATGTACAATCAGTTGACCGAGCTAAATGACGCCATTGCTAACAAAGAAGAGGGCAAGCGTTACCCAGACAGTAAAGAAGCGGATGCCATGAATAAAATTGCTGCTGCAATCAGGCATCTGGAAACGGAAACATCAATTAGTGAGGTAATAGATGTCTCTATCAAATTTAGTAATTGGCTACGTGAACAAGATCCAAAAGTGGCGCTTGAATATATAGGATATCAGGATGACTTTATTAAACACCTAATGCGCAAATGATTTTTCAAGACAAAATAGCGGTAAAGAAATGGGATGCTTATATAAAACAGCTACAAGCTGAAGCAAGTCTTCCTGAAGAAAATTCTGTGCAGCAGCGAAAACGTATTAGCTTGCTAGAATCTGACCCTGAACAATGGTTTCAGTATTACTTTCCGAATTACTATAAATCCGCTTCGCCTAGATTTCACAAAACGTCCACTAAAAAACTCCTGAAGAAAAACAAGCTTTTTATTGTCAGAGCCTGGGCGCGTGGTTTAGCCAAGGACGTGCGTACAATGATGGAGACATTATACCTTGCACTGGCTAAAAAGGAAATTCGAGAAATTTTGTTAATATCCTCTGATTGGGACAAAGCAGCTGACTTGTTAGAACCTTATCGCATCAACTTAGAAGCTAATCCACGACTAATTAACGATTATGGCGCTCAAAAAGGACTAAGGGGCTGGAGAACTGGAGACTTTATTACTAACAACAATGTTGGTTTTCTAGCCTTTGGTGCCGGTCAATCGCCACGAGGCACAAGGTTGGAAGATGCCAGACCTGACCACATTATCATTACAGACCTTGACACCGATGAGTCAGCACGCAACGTAGAACGAACCAAGGAGCGTTGGAAGTGGGTTGAGAAAGCTGTAATCCCAACGGTTGATATTGCCGGTACATACAGAATTATTCTTAACAACAATATCATTGCCAAAGTATGCGCCGCTACACTTGCTAAGAAAACAGCAGATGTGTATGAGGTTGTTAATATTAGAGATAAGAATGGAAAATCTACCTGGCCAGAAAAGAACAGCGAAAAAGATATTGACAATATCCTTTCCAAAATAAGTTGGGCTAGCGCACAGGGCGAATATTTCAACAATCCAATTACTGAAGGGACTGTATTCAAGGAGGTGCGTTGGGGCAAAATACCACAACTTAGGCACATGGACATACTTCTAGCTTATGGCGACCCTGCAACGTCTAATAAGGATAAAGGCAAGGGGCAAGGCGGAAGCTCGTACAAAGGAAATGTTTTGCTTGGCTACAAAAATAACACATATTATATAGTAAGTTGTTTTTTAGATCAAACGGGCAACTACAATTTTTGCAAGTGGTACTGGCTACTGCACCAATTTGTAAATGACCAAAACACGCTTTATCATTACATCGAGAACAATTCGCTGCAAGATCCATTCTACGAACAAGTCTATCAACCATTATTTCTGCAAATAAGCAAGGAGGAAAACCTCACTATTTACCCTGTGCCCGACAAAAGAAGCAAGCCGGATAAATTCACGAGAATAGAAGGAAACCTAGAGCCGCTCAACAGGGCAGGGAAGTTGATATTTAACGAGGCAGAAAAAGGCAATCCACACATGATGCGACTGGAACAGCAGTTTTTAGCAGTTGAGCCAAAACTATCTGCATGTGCTGACGGCCCGGATGCGGTTGAGGGAGGCAAATGGGTAATTGATCACAAGCTCAAACAAATAGGCGAGATATATTCACACTATAAAAGAAAAAGGAGGACATTTTGAAAATTACAATCATTAAAGCAATTAACGCAGCATTTACACGAATGCGAGAACGCTGGCGATTTAGGTACTGGAAAAAACAAGCTGATTACCTTAACGAAGTTAGCGGCAAAAAAATCCGTGTGATTAAGATCGCCGGTACATATCGCCTATATTGTCGTGATGATATTGTAAGACTGAGAAAAGCGAACGTTTTTAAGAAGAACCTGGATAACGTGAAGCTTAATAAAATCACAGTGTACATCGCAAATAAAAGAGTAGGAATTACAAATAATTAAACTATGGCATTTATTAGTAAAACAGATTTAGGAAGCAAGATATTACTGGCTGAATTAGACCAAATAACAGGCGGTGATGACAACTTGATTAATCAAGCCATTGACTCAGCACAGGCTGAAATGCGAAGCCATTTATACGATTGGTATGATGTTGAAACAATTTTTTCAAAAACGTCAACTGAGAGAAATCAACTACTGGTGGATTTGTTATCGGACATGGCAATATATAGACTTGTAGCTCGTGTGCAGGCAGGTCAAGACGTTGAAGATAGACGTGCTCGCTACAAACGTGCCATAGATTGGCTTAAGCTCGCAACTAAGCCTGCTAATAGTGCAGACAAAATATATCCTGATCTTCCATTAAGAGAAACAGGAACTGCAGAAAATAAAATAAATTATTCATCAAACCCAAAACGCAATCACAACCTGTTCTAAAAACATGGCAAAAACACCGTTTAAACGCGTTTAAATTTAATTTTTATACCAATGGACTATAACGTAGCGAAATATCACAATAGGGATTTTAAAACCCACGAAAACGAATTAACAAGAGTTGGCAATGTCAGCCTGAAAAGACCAGGCAAAGGAAAGGTTGAAGTGATTAATAACACTATTAGAGTTACACAGGTGCGACGAGACAGGCAAGACATAAATAAGTGGAGAAGAGCAACCGTTTATGCTGAAAGTGCAACAGAAACAAGGTATCACCTGTATGAGATATACAAAGATTGCATGATTGATACAGTTCTAAAGTCGAGCATAAACAAAAGGATAGGGGCAATTACGAATACCAAGGTTGCCTACATTACTAAAGATGGGAAACATGACGAACAACTCACTCTTCTTGCACGCCAAAAATATTTCAAAACAATGCTAACTGAAATGATTAACGCTAAGTTTTGGGGATTTTCTTTGGTTCAACCGTTCTGGCCAAGCCCCAAAGAAAATATTAAAGTTGGTGAAACAGAATTAATTGATAGAAGACATGTAAAGCCAAAACTGGGAATTGTTTCTAAAACTATGAGTGGTACAACAGGTCATAAGTTTTATGAAAAACCAATTAGCGATTATACTATATACGCTGGTGATAAAGACGATTTAGGCTTATTGCTTGGCGCTGCGTTTTGGGTAATTCTTAAGCGCGGAGGCGTAGTGGATTGGGCTCAATTTGTGAGCGAATATGGTTTTCCGGCGGTCATTGCAAAATACAACAATGAAGAGACAAGAAAAGCCATGAATGAAATTTTTGAGACGGCTGGCTCTGCATTGAAACTAACTGTTCCAATGGATGCGGATATTGATTTGAAAGACTTTCAAGCTGGCAGCAACTCTGACCTATTCGACATACTGAGAAAGGCGTGTAACGAAGAGATCACAATTGGAATTTTAGGGCAAACAGAAACAACCACCTCAAGCGCAAGTTCGGGGTACGCCCAAAGTAAAACACACGAGGGCGTCCTCAAGAGCATACACGAAGACGACAGAGATGACATCGAAGCAATTCTTAACGATCAGGTAATATCTTACCTTCAATGGCTTGGATGGAATGTGCCTGACGGTGAGTTTAAGTTTGTTACTGAAGACGATATGTCGCTAGAAAAGAGAATTAAAATAGACGACAATCTTCGTAATATTATTGATGTGCCGGAAAAATACTTTTATGATAAGTATGGCATTCCGAAGCCTGATAAAAAAGAAAGCGTTGTGCCTAAACAATCAAATAACAAAGATTTTTTTTAGCCAGCCCTCCGCTGATGAGGGCAGCTGAGAACTACAGTATTAATTGTTCTTTTTACAAGGACAAAACTGTTAATCTTGCTGATTCAGATTTTAAAAATAATCCTTATAAGCTTAATAAGAAGATTGCTGAAAGCACGTTTAAACGGCGTTTTAGCGGTGGTAAAATTAACCCTGACTTATACAACTATTACTATAATAAGCTAACTAAAGCAGTAGAAGAAGGCGGCATAAAGCTGCAGGCCGAATACGGTGAAATCAACTGGGAGTTTCAACAAAACTTGCGGTACAATGTTGCTTCTTTTAGTGCGTTTAAAGCTTTCAAGTGTGGAGAATCTCTTGAAGCTGTCCTGTTTAACAAAGATGGCACTAAAAAAGAATTTGCGCAGTTTTACAAGGATGCTCAAGGCGTTTTGGATAATTACAATAAAAACTGGTTACGGGCAGAATACAACAGAGCTGTAAGGTCTGCGAGAATGGCAGCTGATTGGCAAAATTACCAGGAAACAAAACATCTATACCCAAACCTTAGGTATATTGCTGTTAATGACGAGCGTACAAGAGCTGAGCACGCCAAACTTAATGGAGCAATATATCCTATTGATCATCCATTTTGGGATGAACACTTTCCACCCAACGATTGGGGATGTAGGTGCACAGCTGTAAGAACATCAGAGGCTGTTAATATGATTCCTGGAATAGCTTTAAAATCTGACTTTGCAAATAACCCGGGTAAAACTGGAAAAATCTTTACGCCAGATCATCCCTATATTGCGACTACTTCAGAAGCGTACAAAGGACAAATTCAGAAGTTTGTAGAAGGTCGAGTAGCTTCTGTAACAACAATAAAACAGGCGCACAAGCAATTTTCAGCCTACAATACAAACGAATGGATACCTGCTTATTTCAACTCGCTGAACGGTGGATATAATGTATATCATAAAGGTCACAATATAAACAAAAAAAGCAAAGGTTGGAAATACGAAAAAACCACAGGGAAGTTACTAGCAAACCAAGGGTATCGCGTAGAATTTTTAGATGAATCAGCAAACTATAAAGGTGGCAAGCCTGATTTAAGGTTTATAGGACAAACATGGGATGTAAAAAGTGGGTTTAGCTCTAACGAAGACACGCTGCGACGTTATATTAGAGACACAAAACTAAAAGCCGACAATCTAGTTTTTTTGACGACAGAACAAAATAAGGGAGCGATAATAAATGCTACAAACAGAGAGCGAGGGAGAGACTCAGATTTAATTCTAAAGGTATATTATATAACTGAAGAAAATGGGTTGTTGAAATTTGTAAAATAAATAAGGGTAGCAAAGCTACCCCAGGTGGAGTAAGATGTCAGTCTTACCTCAATGTTTAACGACATGCTGCAAAGATAATAAAATATAAATACAAAAGTCAAGTAAAATGGCAAAAAACTTTAAATATCTTCAAAGAGACTTTAACAAATTCCAACGGAAACTAGCGTTATTTGAGGCTAACGACTTTCCATACATCGTAGCAACAGAGGCGGAGAATCATTACAGAGCTTCATTCCAAAATCAAGGTTTTACTGATAGATCATTAAAGCCTTGGAAAGCACGCAAAAATAACAAGGACTCCGGAAGAGCAATTTTATTGAAAACTGGCGAACTGCGAGACAGCATTAAAGCTATCCCAAGCCCTAAGCTTGTACGCGTTGTCTCTGACAAAGCTTATGCTAAAGTACACAATCAAGGAGGCAGAGCCGGCAAGGGATTGTCTGCAAAAATTCCACAACGTCAATTTATGGGAGACTCGGAGGTTCTTAGCGCCAAAATACTTCATAAAGCAAACATTAGTATTCATAAAATCTTTAAAACAACAATAGGATGAAAGATTTATATCTAGCAATCGAAAGTAAACTCAAAACAGAAGTGGCAGCCATTAAGTGGATAGATTTTGACCGAGATCAACTCTTGGGTCAAGATAACGACAAGCCTGTTGATTATCCTTGTGTTTTGATAGATTTCCCTAATACTCCCTATAGCAACAAAAGCCAAAACACACAAATAGGAGAACCTACAATCATCTTACGCGTTGCTTTTCGGAGGTATGACCGCACACATGACAAGCGCAGCGATAATGCTTCATTGGGCTTCCTAGACACTTTGCAGAACATATATACTGCACTGGAAGGAATGGAGGGCGAGAACTTTTCGCCACTGAACCGTACTAATCAACGGCGAATAATTCGCCCGGATATTATATTATATGAAATCCATTTTGATTGCGCTTATTACGACAATACAGCACAGAACGTAATAGAATTTACTACAGCTCCTGCTAACATCATTGGAGATATGCCTGATCCGCCAAGTCCTCCGCAACCAACTTATGAAGCGGAAACAGAAGCGTTATGGTTACGATTAAGCACGGTTCCATCAACGGCGTGGAAAGATGCGGCTAACTCCTTAATATCTTCTTTAAAAGCTGCAGGAATTTGGTCTAAGCTAGACGTTCTGAAGCACTATTAAATTGGATTAAAGATAGTCATAATAACGTAGCATACAACAGCCCCGCGTTCACTGCTAAACAAGGATATAAAGGAGACGGTATAAGTTCATACATAGACATGAATTTTAATCCAAACATAGAAGCTGAGAATTTTGCTCTTAACGATAATAGTATTCTAATGCATATAGAAACAGACAGCGCAGGAAGTGGTATAGAGCCTTATTTAGGTGTTAGAACCTCTCCACAAATAACTATTATGAAGTACTCAACTAATCGCACTTTAATTCGTAATAATAGCACAGATTTTATTTATCCAGCAATTACTGGCGCAGGGTTTTATTCTATGAGCAGAGTAAACTCTTCCAACATCTCTTTTTATAAAGATGATACTAGCTACACTTTGCAGGCAATGCCATCCATAGCAATCCCTGACG